GATGCTTGCTGTGCCGCCTCCCATTTTTGTGCCGCCTCCCATTTTATGCGGGCAATCTCTTTTATTTCTTGTTCTGTTGGTGCCATTTTAACAGCTCCGCTTGGTATTCATCTAATGACTTATAATTTGTTGGGTTAGGTTCACTACTCAAAGGCGTTATAGTAGCTTGTTCCCGATCTTTTTTAGCGTTAGGAAACAATTCGGGATATCTTGTTTTCATACGATTTGAATAGTAATCATCAGAAACACCTTGTTTCTTAATGCCATAAGCTAACAAGGATGCATCGTGTTCTTTTTCTACAAATTTAGCTAATTCAACTGCAAATGTATTTTGGTCACGCCCTTTTAGCCATTCCCCGATTGCTCTTACAGGGTCATGAGCCATTGCGGCAGGTGTCATATTTTCAATGATAGTACCTTCAATACCTTCAAGCCTTGCACCAGATCCCGTTGCTATTCTCCATATATTAAACGCTTGCCCTGCAAGAGCTTGGTTCATCGAACTACCTTCGCCCATATACTTAGAAAGATCACGCCCCGAAATTTCATATAATGTATTAATTAGCTTCTCAGTGTCTTTATTTTGTTCTTTGATTTTCCCTGCTTGTTCTGAAGTTAAACGTCCACTTTCGACTGTGTAACCTGGGATTACACGCTCTGCATCACTTCTTGAAAGCTTGTCTTGGAACCTACTAGAAACGCCTTCTTGCTGTTGTTGAGCAAGGTCTAGCCTTCTTTCTTTTTGCAAAGATTCAAAGCCTTTAAAGTCTTTTTTAACAGCATTAAAGGCAGTTTCTTCATCTGCAAAAGAACCCCTTTTTACTAACTTTTTAGCCATAACGGAAGCAAATTCATCGCTAGGGGAATATTGCGTTCCAGCTTTGGTGTATTTTGCCTTTGCCGCCGCTCTTGCTCCGGCTAGCTGCCCTTCTTGTTTCAACTTCTGAGGAAAATTAGCCTGCTCCATCTCCTGTTGTGTTTTAGCTATTTGGTTTGCTTGACTAACACGTTGCCCAGTTAAAAACTCTTGTTGTGCTTTCCAGTCGGCTTGCTTCTGTTGCCTCTGTTGTGCTTCATACTGCTGTAACGCTTGCTGCAAACCCGCTTGGTTCTGTTGCTCTTGAGCCTGCGCACGACTGCCAGTGTAGCCACTAGCAAGCCCCTGCAAAGCGGCCACTATAGGGCTACCTTTCGCCCCGTATGCGGATGCCGGCATCTGATACTGTTGGATGCCCCGATTCATCTGCGCCCACATGTTAGGCTGATTTTGGTATTGCGATAGTATTGCTTGTAATGTTGCGTCTGCCATAGTTTTTGTTAGCCCCCATATCCTGAAAGTGCTAATGCTTCATCTACTCGGCCTTGAGCAAGTAAGATGTCAACTTGGTCACTTATGTTATTTGCACCAATTTGCGTATTTAACCTATTGTTTGCCGCATCTGCCGCAATTTGGGCTGCTTGTATACTTGCTCCTGCCGATGCTGCTGCGTTCTCCCCGCTTTGTAAGGTGCTAAAGAAGTTAGAAGCTGGCCCCATTATGTCGGTATTGGCAAGATTTACAGATGGAGTATTAGAACTGCCAAGCGCACTAGCCGCCGCCGATGGTGTCATTGCTCCACCGCCCATAAGAACATTATAAGCATTAAGAGGGTTATAATACTGACTTTCAAGCTCTGAAATATCTTGTTGCCTTCCAAGCAAAGCCTGATCGTACATAAGTGCTTGATCTTGCGTCGCTTGCTCTAAAGCACCAGACCACGCATTGTTATAAACGTCACCCCAAGAGCCGGTAAAATCGTCAAAAGTACGCTGTATATTTTCCACGTTTCCATACCCTACTCCTCTGTTTGCTAAGTTTTGCTGTAAGCCTTCGAAAGCCCTATCATAAGCTTTATCAATTTGCCCTACTTGTGCCCCATAAAGTTCATTAGCTATTGCATTACGGCCTGCCATGTCTGCCCGTGGTAAAGCTGTAAGCCCATCATAACTAATAGGTTGTGCAAAGTTTCCAGCCGCTTGACCTAAAAGGCTTTGCCCTGCCCCCATTTGCTGATTGTATAAAGCTTGCTGCTCAGGACTTAACCCTACAGTCTGCGTATATTGCCCTGTAGTAGGATCTTGCTGGTAAGTAGTAGAACCATAAGGTGTTATTTGATTAACACGGTTTAACGACGCTTCCTGTTGTGCTGTAGCTTGGTTTAAAGCTGTTTGCTGCTCTGCTAGAGTAGTTGCGAATGAGCTAGCTTGGTCTAATAGTCCCATTATTTGACCTCCTGAAACGCTTTTGCCAGTTCCTTCATCACTGTTAGCTCGAAGATGTCACGAATCTCTTTTGCTAAACTAGTTGGAGATGTTTCAAATAAGAAATAATCTTTACTGTCGTTTTTTTTGACTTCTAGCTTAATCATACCACAAGAACTTTCTTCCAGCTTTTGCGCCATAACATTTTGAAAATCATCTAAAGTAAGAGCCATTAGAAGTTTCCTCCAGGTAAATAGTGTAAATTCGTTGCCGCTAGCTCAAAGTTAATGTTTTTAAATTGAGCCTCTAATTTTAAACTTGCTGCGTAACCCGTGTTTGAGGCTATCATTTCCCATTCCTGAAAAGGAACACTAGCGCCAATTCCTCCCCACGAGCTGCCCCACTCACTACCCCATGATGTGGAAGCCTCTGCGCTGTTACTAATGCTGCTAACTTCACCATCACTCCTAAAGTCCATATCGACACCATAGCCTAATTCAATACTAGAACTTGCACGCATCAAAGACCTTGCTGCCGTTATTTGCTTTTTGGTGTTTCGACTTCCGAGATAAGAAAAAGCATGTTTGACTGATATATCAATAGATGAACCATCATCATTATAGCCGTAATCAGCTCTATATATTTTGCCATCATCACCGCCAAAAAAAAGCCCACGGTTGAACTCAGACCAACTATAAGCGTTAATATTTTCAAACCTAGTCCACGAATTTATAAGCTTACCAGACTTAGGATTGTTAACTAGCTTAGATACCCATTGCTTAGAGCGACTATCCTCAGCTATAGGGACATTGATTATAGTCCAACCTCTAGCGCCATAATAACAACCCTGCCATCCCCAATTTGTTTGATAGTGCCTAGCATCTTCACCAAAAGGCTTTGAAATGTTTTCTGTGTAATCTGTAAGCTGCGCCCCAACATCGTTTGCCGCAACTAAAGCCGAAATTAAAAATGTTCCCCCAACTGTGATAATAGCAACATCACCAGGGATTGAGAATATAGCCCGATAACCTAAAGGTTCCGGTATTTGGAAGCGTCCGACTATTTCCCATGTATCGGTATCACCAGGATAGTTACCCGTATAAAGAAGAATCTCACCCCTAGAGGTGATAATGAGGAAAACATCTTCCATACCTGCGCCAGTATCACGGGTCCACGAACCAGCATATAAGACATAGCCGCCTTTTCTTAACTGATCTCCCGTATCTAATTCAGTAAGCGCCCCAGTAATAGCGCCAACACCGCCATACCATATACTAGTGCTATTAGCCTCAACTAAATATAACCTAGTTTTATATACTGATGCGTTAATTAAATTAGTTTCAGTAAGTCCTGAACCTGTGAATTGTGGTCCACCCGTGGAAATTGCTGTGCCGTTAAAAGCAAGCGGCGCATCTGCCCCATTTACTATTATAGTAGTGCCGCCAAGCGTAACAGCTTGCCACCGATTATTAGAAAAGTTTGCAAGGCTAGAAGTTAAATCAGTTGCAGTCCCCGAACTAGTCGCATTATAAATATTCTTATTAGCACCAGCTAAAAGCACCCTAGTGCCATCTGGCTTTACATGCTCATATAGAAACTCAACATCACCAGTCATACCACTAGCGTGTTCTGCATATCCCTTTCTTATATTAAGGTCTTGGTCTGGAATCATGTTTACTATGTCACGGGCAAAAAACTCGTTCACAAGCTCCTCAGGGCCTCTGTTATAGATACCCCCTACCGGTGCCGGTATAGTGTAATTTCTTACATTTGGTGCTTGCATTGCGCGCATTAGCTAACTCCAAAAACATCATCAATAGCTGCAAGGTAAGCGTCTCTAGTCGCTTGGTCTAAGCCTTCCATTTGCAAAACTTCTGTGTAAGCTTTGTCTCTGTCGTATCCTGCTTTCTCATATGCCGATTGAACCGCTACCTCTGGATTGTCTGATGTCATAGCAGCGTTAGCAAATTCACCCGTAAAATCGGAAGCTCTATTATCTCCTCTCCCTCCAAGGGTTAAAGCCATTAGCGGATTTAACCCTCCGATGGTTTGAGCTAGTTCGGAATCAAGATTCCCAGCTTCTGCAAGGTCCACGTTGTAACTACCACCCTGCCCCAACTGCCCAACATCAGCATTGACATCCCCAAATTGTAGCCTATTATCACCGGTGTAAAAATTGGCTAGCTCATTGCCTCTAATATCTCGCCTCTGCCGTTCGTCTGGATCTCCTCCACTACCGAAAGCAGAATGCAAATAGCCACCAAGGCCACCTAATGCCCCGCCTATCGCCATTCCAGGGAGCCCAAACATTGACCCCATTGCAGCACCAGACGCAGCCCCTTGCAACGCTGTTTCTTCGCCTTGGTCTTTTTGAGCATCATCAGTTAGTAAGTCATAAGCTCCGTAAGCCCCTAGCGCTGGAGCAACATAAGAACCAATTCCAGCAAGTGTCTCAGCTCCTGGAATATTTGTTCCTAACGCAGATTCCAACATCGTTCCTTGTCCAGCCGGAACCATTTCACCAGAAGAAAGAACATCGAAAGCAGTTTGGTTAATAGGAGGAGTAGTATTTCCACCCCCTCTAATTGCATTCATTATTGAATTAGCTATAGGAGATGTGTTAGTCGCATTACTTCCACCACCTAAACCCAAAGCATTAGAAATTGCCGCACTGCCAGCCGGTGAGCCAAGGTAAGCGCCACCAATAGATCCAAGAGTTCCAAGGCCAGAGCCTAACATAGCATCTCTAGACTGCCGTCTTTGTTGGTTCTGCGCCGCTTCCATTTGCATACGATTCAAATATGCCTGTATACCCGCACTGCTCATAAGTCCCAATTCTCCTCTGGAATGTTCTCAACTACTGGAGGTTTAGCCGTGGCACTGACCACCTTAGCGCCTCCTATAGCGCCTGCAACCGCATCAATGGCATAGTAGTAATCTTGCTTAAACTCTGCGTAGGGGAGCCCCTGAAGCTCTCTAAAGCGGTATTTAGCCCCTGCTGTCATAGCATCCTCATCTAAGACAATTGCATCATCATTTTTACGTATCTTGTCGTAAGCATAAAAATTATAGGTGCTACTATCGGAAGTCGCAGGGAGGCCCCATATTTTCCAATCTCCTACCGTAGAGCCAGTTATTAAATTTGCAATATTTAATTGATCGGCAGAAGATGAAGAGGCAAAATTACTTTGAGCTTGAAATAGTTCATAGTTAGGGGCTTGATAACTCATCCCTGAGTATATTTCCCCAATTTTATATTCACTTGCGTATCCTGCTAGTGGAGGATGCAACCAGCTTTTTGAAACATATTCAAATCCGACTTGCGCTGTAGTGCTATCAATCCCATATAGCAGCATGGCATTTATTATTTGAAAAGGATAATTTGCTGCTATAGTTGGAGTATAAGGCTCTCTATCAATAGAGCCTGTTTCGCGCCGTGCTTGCCTTACATAGCCCCTAGCTCTAGTTTGAGGGTTAACAACCGCATCAAATCCGGTAGCTAATCGGCGCTGCCATTCGTCGCAAGTTACTGTTCTTACCTTCTCTTCGTTCGTCCTATCCCAAACATAAAAGCTATTCCACTTCAGCATATCAGGGGGAAGTAAGAAAGTTTCATCTTGCGGCAAAGTAACAACATACTCACGGACTAATTGAGGCCAATCATATTGCTTGCGAAGGTGTTTACCTGTAGCATCAATGCAAGCCTTCAGCCTCAGAGAAGTTTCGTTTGTCGTTCCCTCTAAAGTAGACGGCTCAGTCAAACCTAACTCAGCCGCCACCCGTTGCGCTAGTTCTAAAGCTGTAACGCTCATGCTGTATACGCCAATTGCTCTGCTAGTTTAGCATCAATTCCCATACCTTGAAGCCATGCCGCCGTTGCAGTCGAACCACCAACCTTACCAGCTATAGCAGGGTCAAGCCCTAAGCCAACTAGCCCCTTTATAGTTGCTGCGGTAGAACCATCGGCAGTTAACAGCAACGTAGCCAAAGGCCCATCAACTCCAAATGCCATCAATTCACCTACTGCCGTTGCTGTTATTGCCATTTATTTCTTGCCTCCGCTCTTGGCTGGATTGCCTTTAGAATCTAATATCAATGCTTTAAGCTCTTCAATCTGCTTGCTTTGAGCTGCTAATTGAGCCTCTAGAGCATCATTTTTAGCGTTGACATGCTCCATGACGCCCCTATTACTTTTATCAGAAACATAAGCTCTAGCTTTAGACCTGAGTTTAAAACCTTCCCTCATAGTCCTAGCAACGTCGTCTGTGACTTCGGCTAGCTGCTCAACTGTTGCAAGTCCTTGTCTAATTTTAAGCTCTTCAGCAAATTCAGCGTCAATATGCTCCCACTTAACAAGAGCTAGCCCAACTTGCTCAGGTGTTTTGCCTTCTTTGTATAAAGCCCATTCAGGCGCATACTTTCGCTTAATAGCGTCGTTTACATCTTTAATCACAACGTTCTTTCGGTTGTTCCGTTGTGGTGTTGTAATTTCCACTCTTAGCCTTGGTGGATATTTCTTTTCTAAGTCTTCAAATTCCATTAGCCGGCGTTCACCAGTTTCTGGATCTTGCATCCATGCTTGCCCTGTATGGACCATTTTACTCATGTGTGGGCTCATTAACTTCATAGGGTCTGATTCGACATAAAACTTCACGTATGAAGCCCCTGCCCCAACATATGCGACCTTAGTCGGTTGGCCTTTTCTAATTGCGTTTATATCTGATGGAATTCCTGCTTCTAGTGACATTGCCTTATTCTCCGTAGAAAATGGAGGCAGGCCGTAGCCCGCCCCCTAAAGGGTAAAATAATGATTAAAGAGTGTCGTCTTGTGCGTTAGTAGTTAATATGCCTATTGCCGTACATGCTACGCCATCGGACTCACCAGAACCTTGTGCAGCGTCTAAACGAAGGTTTAAAACACAATCTGCACTGGAAGTAGCATCATCCAAAACACCCGCTGTAGAAGTAGTATAGAGCTTAACATCAGCCGCGCAGTTGGAAGCCGCTAGCACTTTCACGCTATCAACATCAACTGAACCACCCAACGAACCACGGTAAGCCCATGCATAATAATCATCGGTCATGCTGACTTGCGGAATACAAATAGCCGAAGGCACAGCCCCCGAGGTAGTTGTAGTCAACTCCGCAATCTCGCCAGCTTCATCAATTGTGCAAGCGGCATATTGGTCAATAGCTCCTGAAGCATGACCATATACCCACACTCCGCCTTTACGGTCTTGGAAAACATCGCCTACAGCGTGTTTGGCTGTTGCGCTAGCTTCTTCTAATACATCAATTTGAATTAACATAGTGCCTCCTTTATGCTACCAATACGCCTTGCAGGCTTCTGTTAGAACAAGTTAAAGCACCAGCCCAAGCCATAAGCTTGACCATTGCGTCCTGATTAGAGCTGTAACGATCCGGTGTTAAATCGGTAAAGTTACGATTTTTTGCAGAAACTAGCTTCAAATAGTCCGTATTCAAGAAATAAGCGTGATTAGTTGGAGCATCTCCACCAACACAACCATCACATATAACATCAGCATTTAAGTATTTGAGAGTTTCAAAACCAGCACTTGCTAGCTTGGAGTCTCCACTAAAACGCTGGTTAGCTTGCAACGACTCAAGGTAAAATAAGAAATAGTTATTATCTGCAACAATCAAGTCAATCTTATCGTTCCCACGAGTAGTATTGACATACATTTGGTTGAAATAACTTCTTATATTAGCCTCACTTACAGCCGCACCAGCATCAGATGCATCAAGTGCGTAGTTTTGCCACCAACTATAAGTACTTGAGTTAATACCGCCAATAGTTCCGGTTCCAGCATCAGAAACAAGAGCTTGAAGCCCGCCAATCTGATTAGCTTCTGTTCCGTCGCTGTAGATGTCTTCTGAGAAGTTATTCATCAAAGAACGTTCAGCGTTTTTGACTCGTTCTTTTACTAAGTTATGAATAGCCGCCTTACCAGTGTGGATAACATCTGTTTCTAGACCGTTAAAAGGAATAGCGATACCAACTTGCCGCCAATCATAAGTAGCAGCATCAAATTCTTGCTGTTCCCTGATATCCCACTGTTGAGCACCAGAATACCGAATATAAGTGTCATTCTCTGCGTATGCTAGAGTATGCGTGATGTCTTCACCACCATCCCTAATCTCGATTTGTCCTTTGGATTTAAGTCTGTTTAGCAGTCCGATACTATCAGAGACGTTATCCGCAACGTCATCGGCATAGTTTCTGATAACCAGTGATGCTAACTGACCAATATTTACTGACATATTGACCTCTATTAGTTAGAGGCCAAGAACGCTAGCTCTCTAGCTCTGCCCAAGCTGCATCTATCACCGCATCCAATCCCCTCGGTTTAACCGCCGTACTGCTAACAGTTCCAGCCCGATTGATGCCCGTTTGAGCTTGCTTAGCTTTTGCCGTTCTCGACCTTGTAGTTTCAAGGCCAAGGCTTTTTTCTCGTCTTTGCAAAATCTCTTCTCTAAGCGCTGGATTTGCCCATGTTGAATTGAACTTATCCGGTTCCGATATTACTCGATCATATGCGTTAGCGATGGAACGTTGCAAAGCAAAGGGATTCTGCAGAATCGCAGGGTTCGCCTCGACCTCCTGTTTCATCAACGTGGCAACATCATTCTCGACCGCATCGAAATGGACTCGTTTAAGTGTTCCGTCTTGGTTAGTCTCAGTTTTTACAGACTCAATAATCTGCTCGATTGCTCTGCTAGGTGCTTGCGATTGCTGCGCCTGTAGGCGCCTGTTTTGTTCCTGCAAAGCTTGAGCACGTTGTTGAGCCTGTAAATGGACTGGATCAACTTGTTGTTGCTTACTAAGATACTCTGTTAGCTCTTGAGGTGTAACTTGATTTGCTAGTGCAATCCTATGTAGTGCTTGCAGTCTCGTTTGAGGATTTGCAAGTTGTGCATAGTCTTGTAGCGCTCCTTTTACTAACTCAGCTTCCGTCATATCTGGACGCAACATATTGCGGTAGGGTTCCATAGCTTGTTTAATGCTATCAACCTGCCGCTTTAGTTGCGCCGCTTCTTGTTGGCTCTGCGTTGCCGCTTTTGCCGATTCACTAGCCCGTCGATTTACAAATTCTTGCATTGATCGGTCAAGCTTACTGAAAACTTCTTTTTCTTCCTTGCTCAAAGAACCATGAGGTTTTAAAGGTTTCGCTTCTGGGTCCCCTTCGTCCTCTTGTGTCTCTTTAACTTCTTGCTCTTGAGGCTCTTCTTTTTTAGCGAAACGCCCTTTGTCGTCCCTAGCCTTCTTAGGTGGCTCTATCTCAGCCAAACTAGGGTCCACGCCTTCAAGCTGTTCAGGACTAGGGACTTCTCCAACCTGTTCACGCTCTTCTACCGGTTGAGCTTTAGGTATTTCAGACTCAAAATCAGAGTCCGAAACGCCCATTTCTTCCATCGCTATATCAAAAGCCTCTTCTATACCCATGATTTACCCGTAAGTTGTTGATAAGCACGCTGGAAAGCCCCTTCAAACTTTTGAGCATTAAAGCTTATCTGTTTATCTCGTTTCGCTTGCTGTTCTGATGGGCTTAAACAATCGTTACCCATCTCATAGCACCCTTTAGCTCTGTTATTCTTTACCATTCTGCTGCGAGAGTCGTAGACTTCTCCATCAACGGGATTCCAGGTGCCGTCAATAGTATCTTCATGCACAACTACCCCACCACCGGCATCTCTAGCCCGTCGAACTTGATAAGTCTTAGGGTCAACCTCAACTAAGCTAGGCTTTCCGTCTTTGCCTATAACTTGTACCCATTTCCTACGTGCCATCAGTGTATATACTCCCAGTTTCCCGTGTCTTCGCTATACACACGTTCGCTATAATCTATGTCATTATGCAGACGCAAATCGAAGTAGTCCTCATCGTCTACACACTCGACTAGGTAGGTTGAACCATATACATCTGTTATCTGTATAAATTTCCGTTTTTTACTCATATATATAAAATACCTACCTTTTTGCTGCAATGCAAACTATACAAACGGATCAGAGGCTAGGGCTATAAGCAAGAGCATAAAATCATCTTCGTTTAACTTAGCTGTTTCCTGCTCTTTTATGGGCTTTTGTAACCTAGCTATTTCAGATTCATTTGCTAGGATTTGCTTACTATTATCAACTGTCTCAATTTTTGGGATAGTTCCAACTATAAAGGATTCTTTTACAGTTGGAGTTGTTAAGGATTCTTTTATAACTGCATCTTTTTTAGCGGGTTTAGGTTCTAGCTCTTCAAACGCCGCATCTATGCGATTAGATAGCTTTTCTTCCCGCTCTGCCCTTCTAGCCCATTTATTAGCAGTAACGTCCTTCAGTGGCCTATATCCGGCTCCACCACCTGCGCCGCCACCACCACCACCAACTCTAGGAGGAGGGCCTAGATATTCCTCCAAGTTAAGAAAGAACGGGCTAGGGTCTGTCCCACCTTGAATAAATAATAAATCCATTAATCTGGTAGCCTTTCGGTAGAGCTATATTTACCAGTAGCTATTGCGGTAGTCTTGTCGTTATCATAAAGGGTATATTCTCCTGCTCCAATGTTTTTAGTTAACCGATTCTGTAGCCATTTTAGTATCAAACTAGGCTTAGGGTCACCGGTACAAGGGGCATATCGTTCCCCATCGCTTAAAGTTACACCGCCATCGGCCCTAGCAACATAATCTTTCGTTAAATCAGTACTAGACCACTCGTATTTGTACCAGCCTAGTCCTAATTCGGTCATACTAGCGTCAGTTACTTCTGTAGTCTCATCAGATACATTAATAATAGTGATAGTAGGAGTTAAACCAGTCGCTGGAACGTTGTTTTGTGTAAAATATGCAGCAAAATTAATTATCATTATGCTAATGTCCCATATCTTAAACTAACCCCCATAGAAGTTGTTCCGGCAGTCCTAGTAATTTTCATCACTACATCACCATTACCAGGCGTTGTAGTGTATGGAGCTGTATAATCGTATGGACTGCTTAAAGCTGTATCAGTTTGCCATGTTGTATCATTTTCAGTTTTATTCCCTAAAATATAATCACTACTCATAATAATAGGGAGTCTTGATTCAATAACTTGATTCACTGTAGCGCTCTTTTTTTCAAACCTCCAACAAAAGAGAGGTATAAAATCGCCATCTGTAGCATCTACATTTTCTAAAAACCCAATGTCTACGCCACCTATAAAATTGTCATCTGGATTAATACTTACCTGATAAGAGTTTAAATAAACTATGCCAGTATTAGAGTGCAAAAAATTAGTTGTGTCACTTAAATCAATTAAAACATAACCCGTTGTAGCATTGATATCAGTAAGGCACATATGAATGTTAGCAACACCAGCAATTTTATCTTGCCAAGCCCCAGCATCAGGATCATAGTATTGCTGTTTTGCATCTATCGCATCTATAAGAGCGCATCCGCCACGTCCGAATATCATTATTCACCCCCTTCTGGCATTGTTTCTATCGTCACCTCTTTACCTCCAAAGCTTATTTTTTTCTTAGAAGGCGCTACGTTTAAAGTCATAGCCTGCGGTTGACTCTCTTGCTTAGTTGCTGCTTCCTTTTGAGCGAGCGCCTGTCCCGCCTGCGCCTCTTTTAGTTGGCTTTGCATCTCTTGGCTTTGCAGCTTTAATACTTCAATCTCAGCCTTAACTGCTGCCTCGGTTTGAGCTTGCCTTATTTCTGCTGTCATCTTCTCTTTTTCGAGTTGATGTTCAGCTATAAGCTTTTGCCGCTCTAACTCTAGCTTTGCCGATTGCGCTTGTGCTTCTTGCTGTAGTTTAGCTATCTGCATTTGAGCATCTTGTTGCATCTTTCTAGCTGCTAGCTGCGTCTTTTGCATCTCGGCCGCCGCTTTTTGTTGTTGAGCCTGTTGAGCTGCCACCGCTTTAGGGTCCTGCTTAGGCTGTTGAGCTGCTTGCTGTATCCTTTGAGACATGCCTTCAAATGCTCGCTCTGCTACGCCTTCAAGATGCCTGCTACCTCTGAATGTTCTAACTATCTGCTTCATCAACTCAGCTTCAAGCTCTGCAAGCTCTGGCGCCATCTGCATAGCCGGTAACGCCGCTGTTAGTCCTTCATTGATAGTTTGGAAAGCCTCAACCATCGCTTGCTTTTCAGCCGCTTCATCTGCTGCAAGTAACGAATCGGTTTCTATTTCAATTCTAAAGTTTCTGAAGTCTTCGTCCTTGAGTAGTGCTAATGCTTCTCTAACAACGTGTTGCGGGTCTAGCGGCTGCTGTTGGTCTACGTATCGCTGCATGATATCATCACCGGCACCCATCAATAGCGTTTCATTAGTAAAAACATTTGCTAGCACCTCAGCTACAAGCGCCATTGTGTCACGACAAAAGCGCTGTACTTCCCTCTGCCTTGGAGTAAGCCTAACTTGCCCTTGTTGCATCTTGTAGCGTTGCGCTGTAGCAGTTTCGGAAGGATTAGAATGCCCCCGCATTAAGTCGGATATGCCTCTGACTTCGTATATTTGTTCTAGAATCTTGGCTCGATAGTCGATTAAAGTTGATACAGCTACAATATTCTTATCAATAGGAATCTCAGATATGACACCTTGTAAACCCTGTTGATTAGCCATAAACTCAGTAAAGTTGTCTAGAGCTAGATACTGACCGTCTGGCAAGCTAAACATCTGATTCAACTTATCAGCATACTTAGCACTAGTAGCACCACCTACTTTAATAGTGGGAATTAGCTTAGTGATTCGGACATTAACCTTTTCTAGTTCTGCTAATAACCCCCAGTATTGTACTGTCTGAGGCACCGGGATCATACTATCTGTAGTCGTTCCCATCATCAAAGGACGTGGACAAGGAAAGAAGTTCTTTAACTTTAATTTGTCTTCTTCGACTAAGCAGGGTTGTTCTTTGTAATCAGGGCAAACCCAAACTATTTGCTTGTCGTTCTTATCCCAAATCTCGTAAACTTGGGCACGCTTAAACATCTCAACGACCGGTCCTAGCTCTTCTTGGTCTTTGTCGCTTTTGACCTCGCATAAACTAAGTGGGATCTCGTTCCCTATTTCTTCGCCAAACTTGTCTATGCACTCCTCACGGGTCATCTGATGCTTACGCCAAACAGCCCGTACATCACGCCATCTACGAGTAAGACTAAGCCCGACCTCATCCCACGCTACATACTCAACTTTAGCCTCTTCGTAGTCTAGTGCTTCCTCTTCAATGTAAAAACCTTGTTCATCCTGTTGAACACCTTCAGGGTCATACATCTGCCCCGCTTCATCAGCCATGCCCATATCAGTGACAATTAAAGCGGTTCTTTGCATCTTGAATTGTGGCTTATACACAACCCACGACCAACCCCATCCAGGACCTTGCCAGTCGCTTATACAGTCGCTTATGACTTCATCAAAGTAGTTGTCATCGCAATCAATTTGATATTCAGTATTGCGTTCTAGTATCTCAGAGGCACATGTTACAGCTTTGTTGCCGGTCTTCTGTCTGCGAGTCACTACAGGTTGAGGACGCTTGTTGTATAGCGCTGCCCGCTCCGTGTCGATATTAGCCCAAAGAAGGTTGAACCCTTCCTTGTCTAAGTCGTTACTGCCTTCCGTTTCACGTCTTAACTTACGGATAATATCACGGCTTACTTTCTGCCAGCTTTTAACTTTGCTGTGCCGCTCAAACAAGTCTATTTCCTGTGTCCACCGTTTAACAACGTCACCAGGCTTTAGCCCAAAATCTTGCTCGACAGTCTCAACGCTGCCTGCTACTTCAGTATCGATATTGCTCATCTGCTCTCACCTGCCCAGGTTTCCAAGTATCGCGAACCTTTGCCGCTTCTTCAACTTTTTCTCTCAAACTTTCAATGTTTTGCCGCTCGACTACCCACGGCCTCGACATGCAACCATAGCGCAGCGACTCAGCTAGATGGTCGTCACCTTGCGCCGCATCTTCAGGCTTTGCTTTGTCGTGTTGTACTATGCTCAACTTGCCAAAAAACTTTGTACATGTATCAAAAGCATACAACATCGGGCAATATTCACCTGTAAGCGTCTCTATGCCCTTTAAACGGCTTCTTATTTGCTGCCAGCCGTTAATACGGTCATTGTTGGCCTTGCTCCAGATAATCCCATATTCTGCCATCTCTTCAGCGATAGAAACACCCTGTCCCTTGCTCTTATCAAAAGTATCATGTCCAGCATGGCTATAGGCAAACTTCTCATCTGATAATTCCCTAGCTAAAATACCTTTGCTTAACTCCGCATTAGTAAGCCTAAGCCCTTTGCCAGTCTCATCGCCACCATACCACTCACGATAGACTATCAGAGCGCCCACGGGAAACGTGCGCCTTGTGCCGTCTAAAAGCTCAACAAAACTACCATCACTAACAGCATACCAAAGCACGCAGAAAGGAGAGCCATAACCCCAGTCCATAGAACGAAAACGCATCCAATGTTCAGGTATAACAAACGGCTTTATTTGCTGCGTCTTGCGGTTTATCTCAGTGAAGAACGCACCCTCGATTATGTCCCAATTACCATAGCGCTTAGCCTGAACTAAAGCCTCTGAATCTAACCCATGTAACCGGTTTTCATAGTCTGGATCTTGCTCTGACATTGACGGATTGTCTTCGAGCAAAGCCGGTATGAACTGGCGTAGCATACCCCCGTCTTCTTTCGGCGCTCTCTTAATTTCCATCGGAGCAGCAAAGTCGATAAACATCTTCTTTACCCACTCATGCCCTATATTGCCAGGGTTTGAGCCGATAAGAATACGAGGAAACATGCCTTTATATTGCTCTGGAAGCGTGATACCTACCATTCTCACCCTGTGCCTTAAAAATGTATACATCGAGCGGGTAAAGTGAGTTCCCTCGTCTACTGCAAGAACGTGTATCTCTGCACCGTCATACTTATAGATGTCATTTTCGTTATCGCAGTGACATAAGTAAATCTTAGAGCCGACTGTTTTCTTGCCCTTAGCATCTTTTGACCCATTGAAAAACCTTATTTCATCTTCGACCACATGGCAGACGCCAGCCTTTACTAGGGGAGCTAATACGGCTCTAAAACCCTTTGGCCCCTCCATGTGGTTCTTAATTAAATCAGTCCTATTGCGCCGAAAGATGTAGCACTGCAAACCAGGAATGAGCATACACCAAACAATCAAAGCTATTCGCATCAAGTGAGACTTACCACCACCGGCAGCCCCACCATAAAGAATCTCAGTAGCTTTGGACTTAAAAGCCTGCCCCTGTTTCTTATGCAAATTGAAGTCTAGTCTAATCATCTATTGTTATCTTAACTTCAACGCCTTCAGGTGTCACAATTTCATTAGTTAGCTTATCGCCGTATATCTTACAGAGCTTTCCAGCCTCCCACTTCATTGTATCAACTTGGAAGCGCCTCTGATTCAAACGAACCGGACTCCACTGCTTTTCAATGTGCTTCTCGCCGTTGCCGTCGTAGAACTCAACTTCGATGTAGTCATGCTCTTTATCGTCTGCTAGCTTTTGAACTGCATCTATAGCAACCGTCGCTCTAAACTGCTGAGCTAACCTAAAAGCCTCCATTGCTTCAAGATCTTTTTTGAGCCAGTTGTACAGCATCGCACGAGACGGCATATCTTTCTTTTTGCAAACGTCCATCAGATAACCACCCTCAGCAATGTACGAGCATATCTTGTCAAGCAGCTTCTGCCTTTCTTCTTTGCTATAGATTGCCATAAGCTTTACTCCGAATAACCAGGACACGCCTTGATTGTCGCAGTCTCTCCACTGTCGCAAATAGCCGCTAAATACTCTTGATTTACAGCCGCACGAATCAAAACAAATGTGTTACCAGAAGGGATATACAAGTCGCTAGTCGTAGCTGCTACAGTTGATGTCCCAAACCGCAAATATGCGCCGTTATCCCCCGCATTAGTTACAGTTACAAAATTTCCCTTATCTCCTAAATCTGCGTTGCCGCTACTATCAGTTGCAGAAATTGATACCCCAGCTCCAACTATCGGTGTTAGTCCCATTACCTTATCTCCTTACATGCCTAAGCCACGACTAGGGCTCAGTGGGTTTAGTGCTTCACTTATTACCTTTCTACCTGTTGACGCTGTTGGCTCTGGCTCTGCTGAAAGCACGCAAGCGCCTATAGTTAGACTACTATCAAAGTCGCCGTTGCTCGGGTCTACAAGTCCTGGATCTGCAACTGTCGATGTCGTGTCGCTAAAAAGAGTATTAAATCCACTAAATGAGTAACCAGTATTTTTGTACCAAGCGAACCCGCTTTGGGTTGACGAACTAATGTTATAGATATTGCCGCCAAAATTCTGATCCAATAGAACTAGTGAATCTCCACTGTTTGGAGCTAAGTAAATCGGACGTCCCGTATATGCAGAATCATCAATAATATTATCCTCAAAAGTCACAGCTATATCGTCATCAACCGGGTCCGCAGTAAATAATTTGCTTGTTAGATCATAAATTGTACAATTGTGAATATTGACAGAAACATCGTATCCAGCTTCAATATTTTCTTTTGACAAAAAGAAACCAGAGCTCCCGTCGCCCGTTGGATCATCCACATTTATTGAATCCCAAATTACTCTATCAAATTCAATACTATCGGCACGAATGTAAGCCATACCTATAGCGTTGGAACAAATCGACTCCTTGATTAAAACGTTCCCTCCGAAGTGTTTATCCTGGAAGCAGTAAGCCCCGTCTTCAACTATTGTATTTTGAACAGTAAAGGTAGAATCCGCATGAGCATTATAAACGCCGTGGTGTCGGATAGTACCACGATTCGAAAGCCCACCGGTTGCATCAAGATCGTTCGTATGTAGGTAGCAGTTGCGAATCAAAGCAGTCTGCTTCGAATCCGTATCGCGTTGATAAATCATAATGGGTCCATATGTCCCATCCCCATCTCCGTCTATGTTGTCTACCGTAACAGAATGGATATCAATATACTCAAAGCTATCCTGCACTGAGATACCATCGTAGATATAGTCTGTGATGCGAAAATTCTCAATCAGGAAACCTCCACCAGCTACCGCTCCCGCTGTATTTTTAAATTCGATTGCTCGATGGCCTGTCCCCTCCCCATCAAAAATCGCTTGCGCGATCCCTGGGTAGCTTTTAACGATAACTGGATCGCTTGCGCTCCCTGTTGACCTCCACACTCTAATTTGCTTAAAAGGTCCAGTTGAAGACTCTACACTTGTGCCGTAGTCGCATGTGCCTTTGACGTAAACAATTTGCTTAGAGTCGTTTGTTCTTTTAACAACACCTTCGTAAAAATCGCCAGCGTTTAGGTATCCCAAAACAGTCTCAAAACCCCAATATGGAGAAGCGTATGTGCCTGTGCCGTCGCTTACAGCATCGCAGTCTACATAGTGACAAGTATAACCATTGGGACAAACAGAAGCATCACCAGGTTCTATCCCATCAGTCCAAGTCAGTCCGGCGCTCCACTCGGTGTCACCAGATCCGCAAGAGAAAGTCTGCCCCTCGGCCACACACCCAAAAAACAGTATGATAATTAGTGCTATTAAGATTGATTTCATTTGCTGTTCGCCAGTTCTTTCAGTTGTTCAAGTGTGAGCGGCTCATCTCGATACTCAAAACTGCACCCGCCACCTGCTCTCAAGACGCAGTAAGCTATGTACATTACCAGCTCACCTTTCTTACGTTCAAGTCCAGAGTAGCGATGCCGGACCCGAGTTAAGCACATATTTCGAAAGAGCAAGTCGGCTATTTTCCGATGCGCTTCAGTGCCACCTAGATAGTATGCAACATCGTGATATTTTGAAGGCTCATCCATCTCTCTAAGCCAGCGTTCAGGTATGAGCTCATCTGCCCACCGGATTATCGGATGCGAGCTGCCGACCCCATTCCAAAGTTCGTTAAGCTCATCAGGCTCAAGCTTGTGTGTACAGTGCTTTATATAGCTTACGTAGTTCTTCATATCGTCCACATACCACATCAGTGCCGCCGTCATAGTGTGCCGCCGTCGTAATCAGGTTCAATCACGTCATCATCAGTCGAGTTCGCTATCTCAGTGCAGACTTCGACAGACACAACTACCGAGCCTTCAAGTGTCGTCTCAATCACCGCGTTGTCGTCAATTTCATCTACTACATCAAGAAACTCATCAGGTGTGTATATGTGCGTAACAATATCGCAGCTTATATAAGTCTGCGAGTTGTCAGTTTTGTCGACCAGTGGATCGCCGCACGCCGTCATTGTCAGTAAAAATAAAAGTAAGTATTTCATGTACCCACGCTCAAAGTTGCTAAGATCGGCTTAATCTGCTCAACACTATTAATACCTAGAGTCCCCAAAACCGCAATCCAGGCTAGCGTTTCAGCTCTTACAACTCGGGATTTTAAACCAGGTTTCCCATTCCCGTTTATCGACTCACCTAGCTTGTCCACTTTCCCTTCTAAGCTTTGTATTGCTTGCAAGATGCTCTTTTCTTTAGCTTCTCTTGCTCTGCTACAACTGTTATGCCGCTCATCAAGACGAGCCATCTGCTCCCTGTCCACCGTCACCGCTATTCCCCACTAAAAACACGCGTGTAAGTCTAATATGTCTATATACATACATAATGCATATCAAAATAGGTAAAGACAAATAAGGGCTATCCCGTAAAAACAAAAGTTTATCAAAGATTAAGCAAAAACTTGTTGAATCTTTTGCAAGATTATGTTAATCTTAATTTATACAGAGCGAGAGAAACTCACTTTGTTTGTTGCTAACAAAAAACTTGGAGAAAAATCATGACTAATTCAACTACAATAGTTTCAACACCAAATTACGGTGGGAAAGGTTCAGCGATTATCACTAAGAATGGTGATGTTATCACTGCAACACATATCAAATGTGACGCACAATGCAGAGAAACATCAAGGGAAAGCTCTTCGCTTTCTCAAAGTGAGCTAGACGAGATTCTAGACAATGCTCATAAAAGTAATAATTTTGAGAAAGCTGTTTACGCACAAATTGCGGAAATATTCTAATCTCAGCGCCGGGAAACTGGCGCACAATTTTAATAAAAACTTGGAGAAATATCATGTTACATTACACACTAGAAATAAACGAAAACACAAGTGCTACACTACAGACTGAAGAAATTGTCGAAATCGGCGATAGCGTTACGGCTACAGTTACCGACGAAAACGGTAACATAGATGAAATAACTGGCATTGTTACAGATATTCTAGAGACTGAAAACTACGGTCTAGGTTGTGAGCACTGCGACAAAACCGAGTATCATAGTGATACTAATATTAAAGCCTACGAAAATACAGACGTAGGCGCAACATTTCTTTGCAAAGACTGCGCGAAGAAAGCAGACTTCATTATCAAAAACTAGCAGCCTCTCTCATGCGCCATGCAACTGGCGCACAATACTATGTATAGGGCTTAAAAAAATGGTAACAGCAAAAAACATCAAAAAAGCGTTATTACACTGGTTAAAAACTGGCGAATGCGAAAAGGCAAGTCAAGATCTAATACTTGACGATTGTTTAGCAGAACACCTCGAGCGTTACATAAATGAAATGGACTACAAAGGAAATGCAGTTGACGAGATTGTGAATTTCTTTTGGGATCTGAAACATAACTAATAAGAACATTATAAAAAAAATAGGAGAAACATCATGAGCGATTTTTACAATAAAGTTTATGAGTTAACTATTGAGCTAAAACAAGAAATAGAAAATAGCGAATTCTCAGGTAATTTTGGGAATGAGATATCAAGTCTTCTTTATGAGTCTTATAATGTTAATGTTGCGAATTGCAACACTTCTAATAGAGCATTCAAAGACGCTTTATCTAAAGACTAAAGAAATTTTTGGTGCAGCTTCGAGACTTTGCCGAACCCACCACACCCAGCTTAGCACATATTTTGTCAAGGGGGTCAACGGGGGGTGTTAATAAGTTAAGTAAAGTCTTGGAAATGCACTAAGGATTAAATCAACAAAAAAAAGAGCGAATAAAATACTTGGAGAAAATACACGATGGAAAAACTAGATTATATGGAAATGTTAGCCGACTTCGCTAGAGAGTTGGCAGGAACTAAGCAAGCTCAAAAGGACACAACAGGAATGATTAGAAGTGGGTTCAAAGAGCTGCTCAACAAAACTAATAGCGCATCAGAAAAAGCGCTAATCAGAGTGATTCTTGAGCAAGATAATAGGATTGCAGAGCTAGAGAGGGAATTGAAATGTCACTAATACCAGAGCCAAAATTTAATACTGGCGAGCGGGTTTATTATACAAACTGGGCGTGGAAATATGGAGAGCAAAACCGCACAAACACGGCTTTAATTTATGCAGTCGAGTACGAAGCAAAAGGATACATAGACGAAGACGGGAATAATGTTGTCGCATCAGTTCACTATCATTTAAACGACGGAACACGACAGCATGAGTCTAACTTATACAAAAATAAAGGAGATATTTAATGAGTAAAGAGCTAGCAATAACAAACTTTCAGGAAATGCAAGATATGGCTAAGGTTTTTATCCAGTCGGGGATGTTTCCAGACGTAAAAACTCAAAGTCAGGCGATTGTAAAAATTCTAGCAGGTAAAGAGCTAGGTCTAGGACCCTTTGCCGCAATGCGGGGTGTGGATATCATCAAAGGGAAAGCAGCACCGAACTCATCTTGTATCGCTAACCTTATTAAAAAAAGCGGTAAATACGATTATCGCATCAAGAAAATGACAGACGAGGTATGCGTTATTGAATTTTTGCAAGACAAAGAATCGATAGGAGAATCCTCGTTTTCGATGTCTGATGCAAAAAAAGCAGGATTAAGCGGTGGGAATTACAGCAAATATCCTCGTAATATGCTTTTTGCCAGAGCATTAACGAACGGCGCAAGATGGTACTGCGCTGATGTTTTTGCAGGTGCAATTTATACGCAGGAAGAGGCGCAAGAAATAGAAGAGCAAGAGGAAATACACGCAGAGCTAGAAGCGATTGACAACGCTGCGGCTGAAGACGAAGCACGTATGAGAGCTGCAAACTCTGAGCGTATGAAGTCTGAGAAGTTGGAACGAGCGCTGGAGACTGGCGAGTACATCATGGAATTTGGCTCAAAAAAAGGTCAACCGATTTCAAAAGTCGACAACGGAATTTTCCTCAAAAAACACTTAGATAAATACATGCCGGATATGTCGGAATATGCGATCCACGCGATCGAAGCACGCATGAACGAGCTGCGAGAAGAGTATAAAGAAAAGCTTGCGGCAAAAAAGGAAGAGGAGCTTGCAGCACTAGCACGAGACGAAAAACTTAGACACGATATAGAAATGGAAAAAGCTTTAGGCGATCCAGACCAAGATTTAGATTACTAGGGGAAAGGAAATGTTTCACATAATTATGTCAATAGTAATAGCGTATTTTGTTATAGCAATAATTCTAGCAATCATTGAAGGGTAGGGAAAATGTCAGAAATAGAAATAGTAGATTTAGATCCTAAGTTTCGCGAGATGGTGAAATTTGACGCGACCGATGCAGCGATTGAAAAATTTAAAGAGCATCTTGAGCTTAGAGTGTGCGGGTTTAGTGACGGCGAAGGATACGCACTATGCAAAGAAGCACGAAAAGAAGTTAAAAAAGCGTTGAAAGTAGTTGAAGAGCAGCGCGTGACTTTTAAAAAGCCTTTTCTTGATGCGACACGAGCAATTGACGGCAAAGCAAAGGAAATTAAAGCTCCGCTCACTAAAATTGTTGAGCACCTGGACGGCCAAATTAAGCCTGTAGACGAAGAAAAAAAGAGAAGAGCAGAAGAGCAAAAGCAACAAGCAATTGAGCGTGGCAAGCGAATGCAGCGCCTTCTAGCCGAAGTTGAAGCGCCATTCAGCGTAATCGAAGAGTGTTTAAAGTTTGACGATGAAACTTTTGAAGAAGTTTTAGACTTTCACGCTCTAGCATACTCAAGAAAGAAAGCAGAGGAAGCAAAGCAAGCGGAGCATCTTAGAAAGCTTGAAGAGGAAGCGGCGAAAGTTAGAGCTGAAGCGGCTGAAAAGGAGCGGATCGAGCGAGAAAAGCAAGAAGCTATAGAAGCTGAAAATCGCAAGCTGCGCGAACAACTGGAAGCGGCTAAGCAAGAGCAGCTAGAAGCTGAAAGAAAGCGTGTGGAAGCGGCTGAAGCGGCTCAGCGCAGAGCTGAGGAAGAGAAAGAAATAGCTTTGGAGGAAGCACGACGAAAAGAGCAAGAGCGGCTCGATGCTGAGCGCAAAGCAAAAGCCGAAGCACTTAAAAAAGCAGAAGACGAAAAGCTCTATAAATCGATCCAAGAGCGATTTACTACGCTAACAGCATGTCACGACGAAATCTATAGGTTAACAAAGATCACCGAGAAAAAATAGCAACAAACCGGACCTGGGCAAGTCTTAAAACTGCCTATTAATTGCTTATTAATTGTTGACTAATGGTCAAAATGAGAGTAGAAAGGATATTATGGCTAAAAAGAATAAAAAACCTTGCTGGATGTCTACAACCGCGGATGAGTGGCTAAAGCGATTTTATAAAGAGTTAGGCGAAAGAGAAGAAAGCGAATCATATTGGATTAGGCGAGTGCTCACGGATTTTGCAAAAAAACACAAACGAAATCCTGAGAATGTTGATCTTGATAAGTAGGGCTTAGATAGGCGCTAAGTAAGGACTAAGTAGGGGCTAGGTAGGGATGTCAAGCGAAGGGTGGGTTAGTCTGCATCGAAAAATCACTAAATGGGAGTGGTATCAAGATGCCAATACATTCAGGGTTTTTATGCATTTATTATTGATGGCGAACTACGAAACGAGTAGATTCATGGGGCACGAAATATCAAAAGGAAGTGTAGTTACTGGCAGAAAAGCTTTAGCTAAAGATTTAGAATTATCAGAGACTCAGATACGAACTGCTCTTAAGAAGCTAGAAACAACCCAGGAAATAACCATCAAAACAACCAACAAGTTTTCCATTGTAAGCATTTGTAAATATAAAGAATATCAATCCGAAGAAGGCCGTAAACAACCAAAAGAGCAACCAACGGATAACCAACAAGCAACCAACAAGCAACCAACAAGCAACCAACAAGTAACCACATCAAATAAGAACAATAAGAACAATAAGAACAATAAGAACAATAATGGAATAATTAATATTAAACCCGAAGACGTGATTAAGGTTCAGCGAGACATGGTTTATTTTAGATGCTCTGACAATCAATATGAGAAAGCTGCTGATTGGTATAGGGGAAAAGGCTTAAGTTTAAAACTCATGCCTTTAGTGATGGAAACTATTGATAACTGGCTACAGAGCGATACAACGAATGCTCGAAAGGCTCGCAAGCAAGAAACACATATTCGGAGGATGTATTCACCTGACTTTATAGAAAAAGCACAAAAATTAATAGGGATTCAAAGCGGAGGGAATGTTAAAGGATACAAAAATAGAGTAGAAAAAAACCAAGAAGTCTTAGAAAGAGTTTTTGGAAAACAACAAGATATAATTGACATATAAGGTGAGACAATGACTGTTGAAGAAATGCAAAAATTTGTAAATACGATAGCAGGCTTATATTCGGGCATGACGCTAAACGAAGCTGCGGCCGAGCATTGGGCTAATGTTTGCCATAAACTGCCCACTAACCTCGCCTACGCGGCTCTTAGGCTGTATCAAAAAGAAGACCAATACAACAAACCTCCTCAACCTGAGAATATCATAGAAAATGCTCAAAACTTACTTATGCCTTCGCTTACTACAACATTCCAACAGGCAAAAGCTAAGAATAATTATTATTACCAACGAGCTGTGAAAGAAGAAGGAAGCGTTCGCCCATATCATCCGACTGGAGCACCTGGACCGACAAGCGAGGAAATGATTTGGGTCGAGAAAAGACAAGAGAAAATTTACAATGAATTGATGCAAGAATGTAGGAAAATCCCTTTAGAGAAAATGAGAAATGCCCAACAGTCATTGGATATAAGAGACAAGAGACATCAAAAACACCCTAGATTGATTTACAAGGAAGAAGATAAGCAAAACACAAAAGTAAGTAGTTTAGTAACAAAAACCGTAAAGCAATTAGAGATAGGTAATGGGGATAGATAAGCGGAAGCAAGCGAAGGTTAAAGAGTGGCTACAGCCGTTCTATGAGACTATGGAGGATTTGGAGGCTCAAGGCTCAGTTAAGCAAGAGAGGCCAAAAGCCTGGAAAGAATCAAAAGCATATAAAGAAAAAGGAGCACCATATACATGTTTTGTTTGCCGACTGATTTATCACGACAAGAAAACGCCAGCGCATATATGTACAAATAAAAAAAACTTGGCTGTATCTGTCTGCGACAAGTGCTTTGAAAAATTAATTGGTGACAGGATGGCAAGAATTGAGTTAGGATTGAGACTACCAAAAAAAACAAAAAAAACCCGCTAAAGTTTTCAGACAACAAAAACGATAGCGGGGAAAAGCAAAATAGGAAAATTACCATGTATAAAAAACATATCATATCTTTATTTATAATTGCAACTGCCCTAAGCGGTTGTGACCGTCAAAAATTCGAAGAGCATAGAAAGGCTCTCAGTATCCCAGAGCCGCGACAAGAAACCATATACTTAATCAAAGAACCTCAGGTAGTTTGGTATACGCCTGAAGGTGAACGTGTCGTCATAGAAGACGGCGAGCCTATGAGCCAGCATTCTAGGCTTGAGCGTGAGAGCTTAAACGAGATTATAGAAAGTTTATAGACTTTGAGAGGGTAGAGAGATGAAAGCAATTATAAACACAATAATAGCGCTAGGGGTAATCGGTCTTATAGGAGCTATCGGCTACAAGGCTTATGTTGATGGTGAGTTTCAGTTCACTAGAGGCGAGACTATTAGCTTGCCGGTAGATGGTAGTTTGCCGAAAGCTAAGAAGCTAAGCGTTGCAGACCTGATACCAACTAAGCGAGAGGTTACTATACCGGTGTTGCCAGTTGATAAGCATGAGCGTAAAGAAGCAATAGCTAAGATAGTAGCAAGAGAAACTGAGGGGAAAATGAACTCTATTATTCTCGATGCACTAATAGAGCAAGAATCTAACTACGACCAATTTGCTGTAAGCAATAAAGGGGCTGTTGGTCTGGTACAGGTGATGCCGGAATGGGTAGAGAAATGCGGGTTGAAAAGCGTAGGCGAACTATACGATGCTAAAAAAAATATAGCTTGCAGTGTAGTGATATTCCAGGATGCTGTCCATGCGGCAAAGAGAGTCACAAGCAAATCGGCTCCTTTCTCTCAAGTCTTATTTAACGCTTATCGCATCTATAACGCAGGCGAGAAATACTGGAAGGGTAAAGCAGCTAAACAGTATGCGATAGAAGTAAGCGAAAAGGTTAGGCAAAGGCTTAACAAACAACTTTGGGCTAAAGCAGTAGACTGGAGGGTGTAGCGTGAATATTAAGCTATACTATGAGCACAACGGAATAACAATCTATAATGCAGATTGTAGGGAAGTGTTGCCTCAACTTGATCCAGTAGATCTGGTGCTTACAGATCCACCATATCAGCAATCTAATGCGGGTGGTGGTTTGGTTGGTAAAAGAGAAACTTATAAAAAAATCGGAAGAGAATTAAGCGATTTTGATCCAAAAGAATTTTTAAAATATATCATTGCAGTAACAAAAAACCCGCATGGATATATTTTCACAAGCAAAAATTGCTTATCTGCGTTTATAGATTATTTCAATTCATTAAATTTAAATTGGGATCTTTTAGTTTATGGAAAGCGTAACCCTATACCGATGAAGAACAATAGATATTTGTCAAACTGCGAATGGATCTTATTTTATAGGGGTAAAAATTGTTATTGGAATAATAATGAAAAGTTTTCATTTTATAATAAAATAAAAATGGTAACTGTTAGACCGTCACAGTTTGGGCATCCAACGGAGAAACAAGTTCAGGTTTTAAATGAGATGATAAGTATTTCAACAACAGAAAACCAAACCATTTTAGATCCCTTTATGGGAAGCGGAACAACTTTAGTAGCTGCAAAAGAACTAGGGCGAAAAGCAATAGGGATTGAGCTAGAAGAAAAATATTGTGAGATAGCTGCAAAGCGGTTGCGGCAAGAGTGTTTTAATTTTTAAGGAGGACGTAGCGTAAAGCAAAAAAGATAGCTATACAAATGCGGTTAGATTACGAAAAGAAGAACACACAATGCCAAAATACAGAAAAAAGCCAGTAGAGATTGAAGCGTTTCAGCTTAATACAGATGGTAAGACTGATTTCCCTGAGTGGTTTCAGAAGCTACTAATAAGCGGCGAGGCTCAAATACAGTCTGGATACTCAGATGAAGGGACAGGATGTTTTCAAGTTGAGATTGAAGACATGAGAGCGGGACTAGGGGATTATATAGTCAAGCTCTCAGATGGTTCTATTGAAGTTTGGTGCCCTGTGTATATGAAACAAACATACGAGCTATTGGAGGAATAGTGGAGGATATACCAACTGGAGCCACGTTTTTATATTGGCAAGAAGCAAAAAAGATAGCTATACAAATGCTGTTAGATTATGAAAGGGAGAACACGCAATGCCAAAGTACAGAAAAAAGCCAGTAGAGATTGAAGCGTTTCAGCTTAGAGTTGATGGCAAGACTGAGTATCCTGAGTGGTTCCAGAAAGCTATAGATAAGAGGGAGGTTGAAGTTTCATCTGGAATAACTGATCAGACGAGATACTTCGTAGCAACTTTTAAGAAGGATCGCTTTCACCAATATTTTGCTAATCATGGGGATTATATAATAAACCGTCCGGCTAAGGAGTTTGAAGTTTTATCTGCAAAAGCTTTTGAACAAACATACGAGCTAGTGGAGGAAAAGAAATGAGCGAGCATAAGAAGTGCCCTTACTGTGGTGGTCTACCTGAGCTAGAAGCACTCAAAAGCTTAACTACAGAAGACTCTTGGTTGGTTTCCTGTGAAGATTGTGGAAGTAGCTCTGCGACGTATTCAAGTAAGAAACGAGCATGGCAAGCATGGGACACAAGAGCAGAAGAGCCTAAAACCTTTCAGCCTAAGTTTGATATAGGCGAAACTATATGGGTGATTGTATCTGATGCTATTTTGAAAAGAAAAGTCCAAAGTATTTTTATAACTGATGAAGATGTCCGCATTGATCACTATAAAAGTTCCCGTTGTTATAAAACTCCACAAGAAGCACTAGACGCTTGGCTTAGCGAATACGATGAAGACTTTAAGGAGGTAGGAGAATGAAAACCCTAACAGCAATACTAGCGGGAGCCTTCTTTATAGTATGGTTCTTCGCAGTAGTAGAAATTATTATACTTTGCCTTAGCACTAGCGCGCACGCTGAGGTAGTAGAAAACCCTTGGCCAAGTGGCCCAACGTGCCAAGAGGACGGCATAACGCTATGGTGCAAGACACCAACTGGCTATGTAGAGGTTTGGGGATACGAAGAGTGTATGGAGCTTAGAGAAGGACTTTGGCCACCGTCTTTTACTATTACATCATACAAAAACAACTTAAAGCATCGGCCAACGAACAACTACTATAGACATTTATGGTGTGCCAGCATTTGTTATTTGATAAGCAAAGGTGAAAACTTTGAATATCCTGTGCAGTGCTGCGATAGAGATTGCCCTTATTTATAGGAGGAGTTATGAGCGAAGAACGTAAATTGAAACTAAGTGTTGATTATGAAATTAGAAGAGGTAAGACGTATCTAAAAATCCAGCAGGACATACACACTCCAGAAGATGCGGACAGTATGAGTCTTATTATTGGGGATGCAGATGACGAGATTGATATATTGTTAAACGATGAGATGGCAGAAAAACTAAGCACGTTAATATGTCGTTTTTTAGGTAGGAGTTTAAACCCATGAGCGAAGAGAAACTAAGGCCGTGCTTTAGGTGCGGGAGTGAGGATGTGGAGCTTGTTCACACAATTGGGACGGCGTGTTTTGCACGATGCGCTAATTGTTTTATTAGGACACGGAATCATGCCGTTATAAAAGAAACCTTATTTGACTGGAATTCCACCGAGTGGGACAAGCCGGAGCTTAAGCCTGGGGATGAGGTGTATTTTATTCGTGCCTCAAAGACTTTCGGTTCAATAACAAAAGAAAGAATTAAAGGAGTAATAGAATATTGCGGTGGAGTTTCTATAATCGAGTTTCCTCAAAATTGTAGCACAAAAAGTGAAAACGTTTTCCCTCGCACGCCAGAAGGCTTAACCGCAGCGCTTGAGAGAGTTGGGGAGGTGATGGAAGGTGAATAATGGCAACTTATAAAAACAAGAAGAGAGGGCACACGCTAGAGGCTCATAAGTTTGACGGCAAACTTAGCAACTTGCCTGGCTGGTGCAAGAAGCTGATTATTATAGATGATAATAACGGCAGGAATGCTTATGTCAAATGCAACTATAACGGATTAGAACGAGAGCTTAACTGGCCAGAGGGTAGATACCTAGTCAAATACCCATACGGAACCGAGATAGTAAGAGCTGAAGACTTTGAACCGTATTATAACTTAGTATGCCCACAATGCGGTAAGGAATTTCCTGCCGATGCTGAATATACGGGGCATACTTGCAGAAGTGAAGACAGCAAAAAACATAACGAAGGATAGTTTGGACACTACTCACAATTATCTCAATAGTAATAATTATTAAAAATAAACAATAAGAACCTTCTTCCACAGCGAGAGAAAGGAAGGTTCTCATGAGGTTAAAACAAAAGTTTTTGATTAGACAAGGTAAAATTCAGGCAATGGTAGTAGAGCGATCGGACAATGGCGAGTGTGTTATTTTTCCTTACGCTTTAAACACTAAACGAAAACCATGTAAAACTCTTGTGCTCAAATCAATGAAAGAAGTTAGAGAACTAGATCTGTATGAAGTCATAACAGAAGAAATCTAAACGTTTTTGATTCCTCGCTGTGGAATCCAGATTTAATAGTAACAATAAGGAGAAGAAAAATGCAGAAGCTAAACTGAAGGCTTACGGAAGTGACGAAGTAGCTAGAGAATATTTAAAGCGGGCGCTAGGGGAAGTAACGAGCAAAGAGGAGCCATTAAGGGTCATAGTCTATCGTGTCATAGACTTACTAAAACAACTAGAGGGGGAGTGATGAGACTACTCGAACAGATAGAAAAAGACTTGAAAGAGCTATTAACTGATAAAGCCTTCCAGGTTTACATACAACTAATAACAACACGAACTGAGCCCATGACTGAAGACTTTTTAAAAGAAGCTAAAGAACAGGCTTACATGGCTGCTATAGTGTTTGAGGAGGGAGAATAGTGCAGAGAGGAAAAAGCTTAACTATTGGATACGGAGAAAAAAACAATCTACAAGAGTTACCAGAATTGAATTTGCTAGTTGCCATGCTAGAATGCGTTTTGCTTGACATCAAGAAATACAATCCAAATATCAAGCTTAAAAATCGTTATGCAGATAGACGCAAACTAAACAAAGCTATAGAAGCTGTAGACTATCTACTTGATGATAGCGAAGAGGCGTATTCAAGTAATCACATATGTGATACTTTAAAGTTGAACAAAAAAATAATAATAAAAAACATAAAAAAACAGGATAAAGAAAAATGGGTAAAACTTATAAATGCTCGAAATGCGGACATTACACAACTGGAAAAAACACAACAGTGGCGAAGTGGTGTGAATGTGGAACAAAAATGGATTTAATTTCTAAGCCTGAACTTGACTCGGAAACGTTAGACAAGTGTGTTAACTTTTTAAGCGAAGACCCAAGCGGCGAAAATTGCACTAAGTTTCTAAGGTCTAAATATACCGACGAAAAGAAGATCGACAATTATTTTTTTAAAGCAGAAAAACTAGCGTATCCAGATGTGCAGCTTAAGAAGAAAACAAACTAAATTTCTAGTTATGGTGGCCCAGCTTATACAGTGGGCCGATCAGCAAGGCTACGAGTTGACAGGAGGAGAGCTGTACAGACCACCTCAAACTGCTAGATATTACAAAAGCATTGGAATCGGTATTCTAAACTCTAAGCATTGCCAAAGGTTAGCGATTGACTTAAACTTGTTTATAGATGGTGAGTATCAGCGCAGTACGGAAGTCTATAAGCCTCTTGGTGAGTATTGGGAGAGCTTAGGCGGTCGATGGGGTGGAAGGTTTAAGCGCAAAGATGGGAACCATTTTGAACTATAAAGGGTAAAGAAATGAAAATCATAGAAGCAATGAAAGAGGTTGATTCTCTTTTTAAAAAAGTATCAGAAATTGAAAAGCAATTAGCACTTTACTGTGCTGATGTTGATTTAGATGCTCCTGTCTTCGAGTCTGAAGATAAGCAAACGGAGCAAATTAAAAAATGGCTTCAATCTGGAGCTGACTGCATTAAGCGCATTTCACACCTAAAAACATCGATTAGCCGTACAAATCTAGCTACCCAAATCACTATTGAGCTAATGGGCAAACCCGTTACTAAATCTATAACTGAGTGGATTTATAGACGCGGGAACGGTAGAAGTATGGCGAGCGGTTTAGCGGCAATAGAAGCCAACCTATGGAAGTCCTTAACAGATTCCCCAAATGGTAAGCAGTTGACTAGTGGGCAAATGCACCGGCCTGATGGGTCGATTCGAGAGGTTAAAGTCCGCCGCTATTATAACCCGCAACAAAGAGAATTGAAAATAAGTGAGTTACAAGTTGAGCCTTCTAAAATCGATGGAGCTTTAGAGGTTGCAAACGCAATAACCGATCTGATAGAGTCTTAGTATAACTATACCCGATGTAAAAGAGAAAACTAAAAAACTTAAAAGTGTGTAGTCACTTAGAAACTACAATAACTTATTACATATAGCTCAAATGGCTGAGCGTTCTTTACGCATAAGAAATGATATAGGTTCGAGTCCTATTATGTACACAACTTATCTCTGGGAAGTATTAAGGTTAAAGTTGTAAGTATAAAGTATTTTTATTTTTAAGTTTTAAGACGCAAGTGGAAAGGCAGAAACTTAGCTTCCGAGTTAAGGAGTCCTAGATAACTAGTTTAGCTTTTTAAGTTGCTATAGAACTAGCTAGGCGCTTTTATAGGCGGGTATTTTTTTGGTTTGAATTGTAAAGGGTAAGATGAAAGGCATAGACAAACCTTTAAAATTTAATGCTGATGTAATGCGAGAAGTGGAAATTTCTTTTGATGTTATTCAAGAAAGAAATAACGCTTTTAGAATCACTCCTAAGATTGATTCTTTTGGATGTTATGACATGCAAGGACTGCTAGATGAGTATCTTTTTAGAGTTCTTAATGAGCTTTTGTATATATCAACAAAAGATCCAAAACTCGACTCAGCTAAAACTTTAAAATATCTTGTAAAAAGATTAGTTATTGAAAGAGAGTAAAATTATAAAGAGTGAAATGAAAAAACAACCAAGCATAAGCATAATCACACCAGTGAATAACCGTTCTAAAACTTGGGAGATGTGCGAGAAGTTTTGCGGTAGAGCTATTGGAAACTATAGCGGTGAAGTTCAGTGGATTGTTTCTGATGGTGGAACTGATAGGGCTAAATGCACGTTAGGCCAAACGCATCTATTAAACGAGCCACTTCAATGTCCTAACCCTACAGCCGACTTTATCAGGAATATGACAGAAGCATTAAAAGTGGCAAAGCATGACATAATTTTCTTTTATGAGGATGATGATTGGCATAGCTCTGATTACTTTACTAAGACAGTAGCGTTATTTAAAGATGGAATTGATATCGTTGGAGAAGGTTGTGCCCGATATTATTATATTCCAACCGCTAAATACCATGAACATGCAAACATGGAACATGTGAGCCTTTGCCAAACCGCACTTAGAGGGAGAATGCGTGATTATTTAGCTACTGCACTAGACTACTGCGACACTCCTTTTATTGATTTAGAGTTGTGGAAACATGGCATACAAAAAGAGATAGGATACATAGCTCCTATATCTTTAAATTGCGTAGGGTTGAAAGGTTTAACTCCTGGAAACTTTATCGGTAATGGCCATCGAGAGCATGGTTGGTACTTAAACGATTCAGACCATAGAATATTGAATCAATGGTGCGGGGAGGATGCAGAATGGATATTGACGAACTTTACAGAACAAAGCTAGAGGGGAAACGAGTTTGCCTAGTAGGTGGAAGTGAAACGTATAATTACTGGCATATTAGTCGTTATGGCGATATTGTCGCTCGTGTCGGATCTCATTTGCATGAGCAAATAAAAGTAAGATGTGACATTCTTTATCATTCCGGTTCAGATCCAGAAAATGTAACAAAAATGCTTCCTAATTTTAAGCCTAGTTTTATAGTTACCAATTCTTTAAAACCTCAAAGCATAGAAAAGTTCGAAGCTACAGGCATACCAATAAGAACCATATGCATGAACTGTCACGCCCACAAGGAGCGCCTAGAGCCATTTTGCAGTGAACTAGGGTGTGAGTATGCCTTTACCGGCTTTTTTGCGATTAACGACCTTCTAAGCTTTCCTATACGTCAATTATACCTAACTGGTATGGACTTAAATCCTAAAAACTTAGGCAAGCACGATAAAGAAAAGCACGCTAATTGGATTAGAAATAAGATAGAAGAAGATAAGCGAATAACTATAGATTATACGCTTGAACGGGTATTGTTTGGTAATTAAAAACTATAAAGGGTAAAATAATGACTAAAAAAGTTGAATGGTATTGCCCTATTTGTGAAACTACTATCAACCTTCCAGATAATGTGGAAGTAAGCGATATTAAGTGTTGTGATGAGCCAATGCAAAGATGGGACAGACCGGCAAAGTGGGTAGAAGAGTTGCTAAAAGAAGTAGCAGAAATTCGCTTATCTGTAGAAGCGACACACCGTAATTTGCGTAAAGATTCCGAAAAGCAAGTTATTAATATAGTAAATATCAACCGCCGAGTTGAATTAATAGAGGAAACTATAGCCTCGATGGGAAGAGAACTAGGATTAATGGTTGAGTTGATAAAACAAAAAACTAATGACTGAGCGCATAACCATAGATTATACGCTTGAACGGGTATTGTTTGGTGACTAAATATCATACTTGTATAAATTGCGCTGCCCCCGACCCAGACTTTATTTGTCGCTATTGCGGTAGCGTAAATAACGATCAAAGAATAGATTTTAAAATGTGCGGGATGCCTATACGAATTATTATGACTCAGAGCGTTTATATAAAAGTATTTTGGAAAGATGATCAAACTAGCTTTGTTGAAAATATTAAAAGAAATTCAGATTTTGACTACCACTATTTTGCAGATATTTTAACTAAACAATTTACATCAAAAAACAATATAGAGGCAGTTGGGGTAACTTTAAACGGACAAGCGTTTTCAGATTTGTTAGACAAAGCTCCTCCTTCCTTTTTAGAAGGTATTGTTTAATGACTGAGCGCATAACCCGACGCCAGTGGCTTAAACAGTGCAGAGGCCCAAAGTCTAGCCGGACAAAGCGCAAGCCGCCAGACCTTGAAGGTCAAATGATGTTGCAATTTCAAGCAGCGGGTATAGAGCCATCTAGGCGAGATGTGAAGTTAAATGACAAACAACCTAGACGCTGGCGCTATGACTTTATCTTTGACGCTCAAAAGGTTATTATGGAGGTTGAGGGTGGCACTTACGCCCCGAACGGTGGAAGGCATACGACTGGTAAGGGCTTCAACTCAGATTGTCACAAATACGCTTATGCCATGCTTTGCGGCTACATGGTTCTTAGAGTAGATTCGGTAATGGTTAAAGATGGTTCTGCAATAGATTATTTGGAGAAACTTCTAAAATTGATAGGTTAAAATGAGTGGGCTATTTAATGTAGATTTTTATTCGGATATGTCAATAGATAATGCTGATAGTACTGATGTCGATTGCTTTGTTCTAGACTGCATGGACAACGGGCAAGAAGTTCAACGGTATTTAACTACAGAAATAGAGCGTTACCCAGAAAAAAATATGTTATTCTCGATTCTTCTGCGCTCTATAATTGACTTATCAAAAGAACCTGAAATTCATACCCCAAATAATGCGTATATAAACAAGCAAGCCGAAAACGCTGAAGAGGCTAGAGAGTGGTTTGCTTCAAACGCTTATACTATGGGTCTTGAGGGGTTTTCATTTTTATATATCTGCGAAGAACTTAAACTTAATCACTATAAACTTAGGCAGATATTAGCCGATAAAGCACGTCTTAAAAAACTAGCAAAAGAGCTATTTTACACTAAACAAAAAAGCTACAAGCACGATCAAGCAAAGAGATATAAATGGGCAGGCATAGTCGAGAAGTGGGTTCAAAAAGGGAAGCCGCATAAGCGTTCATATGCTTTACAATACGGCATCTCCTTAAATGGATTCCATCAAGCTATTAAAAAATATACTTAGTTTTCAAACTCTTTAATTTCTTTTTTAATTTCTTCAATCTCTATCCGAACCACTTCTAAAACCGTCGCAACAGTTGCCGCAATTCCTCCATGGAACAGCGTAGTGCATAATTTCTCGTGTGTATCACTAAGTAGTTTAATACGCTCTTCTTTTGTCATTAAGAGAAAACTCCAAAACTAATTAAATCAGCTAACATAGTATTAATCACTTTAGCGCAAGCAATTGCATCAGCATTACTTAATGCGCTTTCATCAAGGCTATAAGTAGCATCAGGGCTACCACTTTGCCAAGCTGTATAATTAGGTGCGCTATCTCGCTTTAAATCTCCTGAAATATAAAGGTTTTTAATTTGGTTACTGGACCCGCCTATGTCATAAGTATCATCAGTAGACGGAAGCAAACTACCCCCAGAAGCTACCGCCCATCTGTTTGTATTGTTTGTTTTGAAAGTTAAAACAGATGAATTAGTAGTTCCAATATCTATTGCCGTAGCTCTTAAAACATCGCCCTTGAACGAGCCTGTTAGAGTCAAATCACCACCAATTGAACAATCATCGGTAACGGTCAAATCATCTCCAATTGTCACATCATTAGGTAGCCCTATTGTTACGCCTGACGTACTTTTAGTAACTTCGATCTCGTTAGTAGTACCAACAATAGTATAAGGCGACATTAGTACAAATTGAGTTCCATCATAATGAATTAAATAGTTAACTCCTGTTGTAATGTCACCAGCGCTCAGCGCAGTAGCCCCGTTTCCTTTTCTTATGTTTTTAGCACCTTTACTATCAATATTAATAGTAGCAGCACCGGTATTAGTATGATTAGCTTCAAAAAAGAAAACCTGACCTTCAACATAACCGCTTATAGTTGGGCTACTTGTGGCCGTATAAGCGTTGCTACTGCCAGATGTGCTTCCGAGATATATAGATGTGCTATTCTGGACAAACTGCAAGTTAGCGGCATCCTTGAGCGCTGTACAGTCTCCCAACCCTGTTATCTTCTTTGAGTTAAAAGGGATGTTGGCGCTAACAGTTGTTTGCCCGTCTTTACATATGCAATTAGATAATCCTGCTGTAATATCCTCAAGCATTGTATCAAACAAGCTAGAGTCGATACCAGTGCTTGCAGCCTCTTGCGCCGCGCACACGCCTGGCTCTGTTCGAACTCCATCGGTTAATTCAAAAGTTCCGCTTCCGTTAAATGCCATTTTACTGCTCCTCTCTTGTAGTCGCTTGCTGCCCCGCTACTAGTCCGGCTATTGCTTCGTCACGTATTAACTCTTTACCTAACTTCTTTATGTTTGCGTAGGTAGGCTCTTTTGTTAAGAGATACGCTGCTTTTTGATTCATTAAAGCTTTCCAAACAAATTGATCAACTTGATCTTGATTCATTGTAAGTAAACCTTTTAGCCCAGGAATAGAACGTGCTAACCTCTCTAGAACAGTATTGCCGGTCATCCCCTTAGCGGATGAATATGCCACCGCTTGAGCTAGATTTTTAGCTGTATCCGATTCGGCTTTAGTTCCAATTTTTGCAATGTTAGTAAACATAGTTTCACTACTAAACATATCGTTTGCAACTTCTTCTATGTTCTTTACATGCGAAGGACTAAAAATTTGTGCTAAAGCTGTTCGATGTTGTTTTATTTGTTTGCCAATTCCAGCTGGTGTTAAGGTTTCTTGGTTAATATCAGATGCTTGAGAAGCCATAGTTTTTAATTTATCTATAACTCCTCTTTTGAGAATTTCTAGTTGCGTTTTGTTTTTGCCAATAGCTTTTAATACTTGCTTTGCAGAATCTTCGCTTTTTAAAGCCTTGTTAATTATAGCTTCTGAATCAAGAGTAAAGTTTTTAGTTTCCGATCCTCTTAAAATATCTCTTGCAACTCCCGTTTCGAAACGATCCCCTTGCTCAATACGTAGGGTTCTTGCCGTTTTTGCTTTCGATAATTGATCAGCCGTAAATCCTTTGCCTGTTTTAACTGCCCTTTCTTCCGCTTCATCCACTGCATTAATAATAGATTTAGCAAGCACCTTTTCGGATTTATCTAACTTATCCATTCTCGCATTTACTCGCCTGCGGATATTCTGTAAATCTTTAAACGTTCTTTGATTGTCTCCATAAATAAACTTAACAGCTTCTTTCCTAAGTTTAGGGTCTATATCTTCATCTATAAAATTTTTTATGTCTCGCCCTTTTTCCCCAACTTTGGTAGCGTCATCTCTATACATATCTAAAACATCATCTTGAATATGTTTTTTTTCTTGATAAACATTTATGCTAGAAGTTCCTTCAGGGTCAACTTTTCGATATGCTTTATGAACTATCTTTTTAGTGTCTCCATACTCTTGAACCATTTTATCTCGAATAGGCTTACCAGCTTGTTTATACCCTATAGGCTCTGCACTACTTAACTCGTCAAGAGCTTCAAGCCTTGCGGCTTTTCTCGCTTCTTGTTTGGCTAAGTAATCACCTGAAAATTCAGAAGTACTACCTAGTTGCTTTTCTAGCTTTGCAAGCCCTGGATCTTCTAAAACTTCTGCGGTAGTTTTTAACTTGCCAAACTTGCTTGTATCTTCTGGTATTTCTTGTAGCGTTTTTGCAAGATCCTTTTTACTTGATATCTTGGTTAATGCTTTTAATGCGTTCCTCCTAGCGCCTTCTTTTGTCAATCCAGGGGTTAAGGTGTGAATTGCTTCTGGTATAGATTTGAAAGCTGTAGGAATAGCACCACCAACCAAGCCAGCCAGAGTTTGACCGACTGGCCCAATTCCGGCCTCTCTAGCGCCTTCGGCTCCCCATCCGCCTCCTTCAGCGGCTAGTAGTTCTGTTAGAGCTGTTTTAAGCCCACCGGCTCGACTAATTGGAAGAGCCGCTTCGCCTGCAAATTCGCCCCCTTTTCTTAGCACTTTTTGTAATGCTGTTTGAGGCTCACCAGCCATGCCAGGAATGCGGGTTACAACATCGCCCATCTGTTCACGATAATAGCCAAAAGGCTTATTAGCCCACGGGCTAATCTCTTCAGGTGAACGCCCTTCTATGTATTTCTCACCTAAATATTGTGCTTGCCCTGCGACATCACCAAAAAAGCCACCAGCTTGCCCCATGCCTTGAGCTATGCCCGTTGCCGCTTGTAATGGTGCTACAGCCGCCCTATTTAGTCTCTCGGCAAAGCTAGGAGCACCCCTAAGCGTATCGCCTGCTCTATTGGCTTGCCCTTGTTGGAGGGATGCTTGCTGTGCCGCCTCCCATTTTTGTGCCGCCTCCCATTTGATGCGGGCAATCTCTTTTATTTCTTGTTCTGTTGGTGCCATTTTAACAGCTCCGCTTGGTATTCATCTAATGACTTATAATTTGTTGGGTTAGGTTCACTACTCAAAGGCGTTATAGTAGCTTGTTC